AGGTCCAATTACAGCGTTTAATTTAATCAAAAAGCACGGCTCAATCGAAGAAATTCTTAAAGCCTTAAACAAAGAAGCACCAAATTTTAATTACATCGTTTCTAGAAAAATTTTCAAAGAATTTGATTACAAGGTTCCAAATAAATTTGAAAAAATTAATGTAGACAAAAAAATACTAATGGATTTTCTAAATTTGCACAATTTTAAAGAAAATGTTATTTCAAAATTTATTAAAATTTTATTTTAATTTTTTGAATTTAATTTTATTTTTTTTTATTTTGTTTATATTAAAATAAATATGTCTGATATGCTTAGTTTGTTCTTCGGTAAGAAGCGCCGTGCGCGCAAGACCAAGAAGTCGCCTGGCCGTCGCCCAAAGCGTGGTCACTACGTTAAGTCGCTACCAAAGTCGCGCGCATTCGTAACTGTCCGCGGTCGCAAGCGCAAGCTCCACCGTGGTGCCAACGGCGGTCTCTACTATCGTACCAAGTCTGGTCGTCGCTACATCGATGCGAAGGTTCTCAAGCGCCGTGGCCACCTTCTCTCGCCAAAGAAGCGTCGCGTTCGCCGTGCTGTCAAGAAGCTCCGTCGTCGCAAGCTCCGGAAGCTCAAGATGACTAAGGCTGCTATCGCGGCCCGCCGTGCCTACCGCCTCCGTAAGAAGCGCATGTCTCGCTTCGGCATGTGGTAAGTGTAATGTGTAATGTAATGTAATGTATAGCGTGATGTAATTAAAATAATAAAGCAATTTAGCATTATTTTATTATTTTATTTGTATAAATGATTACAAGTCCATTAGTTGAAGGAATCCCCATTGTTGAACAATAAAGCATGACTCTTAAAGAGTCTAAAAAATTTATTACTTCAAATTTTATCATTTCTGATAATTCTAATTAAAATCTAGATCACTTAGTTTAAGATCTTCGTGTTTAATAGCAATTATTTTCTCTATAGATCTAACTGTGCTTGGAATTGTTTTAAAATCATTAACTCCAATTATTTCAATTTTATCATTGATATTAATGTCTATGATACAATTGTTTTTGTAGTCTTCTAATGATTTAATTAGATGTATATATTTTTGTCCTTCGGGATCTGAATGATGAATTTTTGCAAACAACGTTTCATTCTTAAATATAGTGCTGTATAATTCAATGTCTTCGTTTTTTTCTTTCACTAAGAGACTAAATGTTATCAAGTTAGAAGGTTTCCATTTAAAACAAGAATAATTTACGCCTGTTATAATAGGTAAATCATTTGGAATCATAAAAATTTCATCCGTGTCTTTGAAGTCTTCTGCGTAAGAATTAATAGATTCTGAATATTCAGTTACAGTAATTGGTGTACTACTAGACTCTATATTGTGTTTAAAAGTCTGAGCTTCTGCTACACGATCTAGATAAGTAATTCTATTGATCTTACTTCCGCAACAAGAAAATGTATCATATATACAAATTTCTTCTGGTTTATAAGAAATATCAAAAATTGTTCCTTGGTAGTATTCGTCTGGGCACGTTATGTCAATTTTATAAATAGTTAAATCTTTAAGAATTACTACAGATGTATTATTGCCATTTTTATCAAAAAACATAAATAAAATAGCTCGTTTTGTGTCCACCGTGTCCTTTTTGTAAAAAATGTATTTAAAATTTCTGAGCTTAAAAATGTATCTTTTTTCTATGTTCACAGAGTTCTGAAGAGGAAAATACACGTCTCCTTTTCCAGTCCAACTGTTATTTAGTAAAAACACAATTTGTTTTTTAAAGTTTTCATCTGTGATCTCTGATTGCATTATTATAATATATAATCATGCGGTCTCTTTAAATAAATTTAAAGGTAACGTATTATTCATTACTATCATGTCTTTTACCTCAAAAGAAGAAACTCTTGTAAATTTTCTATTAAATTATTATAAATCTAAAATAAGTCTTTTTAAGGATATAATTTATCAAAATACCTCGTTAAGTCTGAGACTTCTTGATTGGTTAGTAACAAATTACTCTAAAAAGTATAATATAATATATCCACTTGGTAACTCTGGTGAAATTATATATTTTAATATATACCTCGATTACAAAAACCAGTTAAAAGCTTATTCAAAAAAATTTTTTGATCCATTTTGTAGACAAAAACGTCTTGTTATAAATACAGTAACTTTTAAATGGAGAGAATACACAGAAGAAAGCATTTCAGATACAGAAATAGTTACAACTGTTGGTCAGCTTAATTTTTTTAGATGGTTTATAGATAACAAGATACTTGATTATGCATTGTCAAATATTAAATTTATAGACGCAGACATGATAAATACCATGGCTTCTAAAAAGAAAGGTAAACGATCAGTGCTTTCACCAAGTGCAGTAAAGGGTATATATACTAACAAATGCAATGTTACGATTAAATTTAAACCCTAGTAATTTAGAGAAATAATTTATTTATAATTATAAAATGGAACATCCGTTGAATATTTGGCTAAAATCAACTGGAAAAATGGTAACAGATTCGAGTAAACAAACTATTACTCATTTTATGTTTGATGGAGGAAAACTAGACATATCAGAAGATCACGAAACATTCCAGATTATGTACAGTAAGTATATAAAATATAAAAACTGTATAGTAGAAAGAAAAACTGAATTTTTTAAGTTTTTTGTAGACTTTGATATACTTTCAGAAGAAATAATAAATCTAGAAGAATATGTGATTCTTATACAAAACACATTGAGTAATTTGTATAAAAATAATTCGTTAGTTTGTATAGTAACAGGGGCCGATAAAAATAAAGAAATAACTAAAAACGGAACGGTTTATTTTAAGCAAGGGTTTCATTTACATTGGCCTGACATAATTGTAGACAAGACTATATCATTGGCAATTCGTAAAAATCTTATAGTAAATTTAACTAATGTTTATGGAAAGAATGAAAAACACTTTGACTCTTGGGAAAAAATAATAGATCGCTGCGTTTATGAAAATAATGGTCTTAGACTAATTGGTTCAGATAAATGTACGATATCAGATGGTATTAAAAACTACGAAGAGAGAATTTATATACTTAAGGACGTATACATCGGGACCAAAAGAGATGAAGCTTTATTTGATTTTTATAGCAAAGATACATTTCAATTGGTTAAGAATACTAGCATAAGATGTCAATCTAAAAGTATAACAGAGGTGCAAGGCCTTGTTGAATATGTAGAAACAGAAGAAAGTACTGAAAGTAATTGTGGAAATCTTATAACTCTTTCTAGAAGTTCACAAGAGTACAAAGCTATTGAAAAATTTTTTAAACTTCACGCAGTTGGTTATCGCGTAGAAGATATCCGTGCTATTTCACAAGTAAAAGACAAATTTATGTATCTAATAAAATCAAAGTCCAAGTATTGTCAAAATAAACAAGACTTTCATAGTAATAATCACATTTATTTTAAACTAAGTCCAAGTGGACTTTGTCAGAAGTGTATGTCAGAAAATCATGGTATTCACGGCCCATGCAGAGAGTTTCAAAGTAGTTGTGTACCAATTACAACTTCTCTTGAAAGCGCTCTTAATTGGAAAAAACCAAAAACCAAAGAAATCAAAAAACCTCAAGATTTTAGCCTCCCTGGGCTACTAGAAAGACTTGAAAATAATATAACCGGTAAAGACACCTTTATGGGACCTGGAAAAAAGAAGTAAACAATACCACTGAAAGTCCTATTAAAATAGCAATTATGACTTTTCCACTTAAGTTTGTAACACCTGATTCTACTAAATACGGAAATGAATTACCTAAAAGTTCAGTAAACTGACTTGAGCTAGTAATAAGATAAGCTATAATCACAAGTAAAATAATTCTTACATTCTTCTCTTCTGATATCTTAGCAAAGAGCGAACTATTTACATCTAAATTTACATTCTGATTTACATTTCCTTTTTGTTTGCCCCTTGATAAGATACTTTTTGGACTTTCAGCGTCAATTTCTGCTGTTATTTCTTCTTGTTTACCATTTAGATCTTTTACAGAACATTCAAACTGCGACATATTTAATAAAATAAAACGATTTAATTGTAACTTTTTAAACGAAACAATAATTAGTTTTAAAAATAAAAATAAAATGTATATATAAAAGTAAATAAAATGGGCATAGACAACGTTGCTATTAAAACTTTCAATTCAACGGGATCACAGTCTGTGTGTAGAGCCAATGAAGCGGACGAAACAAAACTAATTGAATCGGAGTTTCTTACTAAGTGTACAACTGAATACATTAATGGATCTGGAATGAGTTTTATATCCGGAAGTATTGATTTGGATAAACTCAAAGCTTCTAATCCATATGAAACATTTACACTACCGAGTGATGTAGATGCAATAAGTGAAATAACTCTTCAAATGTCATTAGGTGCATCTGGTGAAGATTTATCTCAGACATTTATTTTAGATCTTATAAAGAAAATAGAAATTAAACTAGGCAATTTAGTAGTTCAGACTATTTTACCTGGTGATATATATGCCAGAAATTTAACAGAATCAGGATATGTAGTAAGTGTAAATACATACCAAGATGGTTCTGATAGTTTATACGCCGCTGCAGATTATATTGATTTTGCGCTTTCTATTCCGTTCACTGGAAGATCAACTGGTGTAAATAAATCTTTTTTACAAGCAGGTGCTGTAACAAACAACTTGACAATGAAAGTTTATTATAATAAACTTGCGACTGCTGCACGACTAGCTACTACACTTCCGGCTACTGTATCTACCGGAGTGTGTGTTTTTAGTCATTCTATGACTTCTACTGAAAAGAATTTTATAGCAAAGAATATAATAAATAGACCAGTTAATACTTCTCAGTCTATTGCATACAGTTTGCCTTCTGGTATAAGTTCAACGTCGGCGTCTGCCACGATCGATTTAAGCTCTATTAATATAAATGTATCTCATATATTATTAACTTTGGATAATAGCATATTTACTTCTAGCGGAACCGCGGCAAGTACTCCGAGGGTGGCGTCGGGTACATCTTGGACGGCTATTACCAGTGGTGTCGTTGCAAATGATGATTTAGGAGTTGCAGCAGGTTGGTTAAAGTCGGCTGAATTGATATTGGGAAATGATAGAACCGGAAGTGTTCCAGGATCTTGTCTTACAACTAATAAATTAGAACTTTTCAAATTGACAAGTGTTGCGTCTAAAAATATTTACATATTAAAGTTAGCCGGTTCTGCTTTTAGCACAGCTGGAGTCCCATTTTCGAGACTAAATAACAAAAAGTTAGTAATTACTTACGCAGATGGCTTTACGCTTTCTCCTTATACGGGTGGTAATACAATAGGTATGAGTAACATAAACGTAACCTGCTGCGGAACACAGATTCAGAGTACAGTTGGCGGTACTATTTCGTTTTCTGCTTAAACAATTTAAATAAATCAAATAAATTCATTTAAATTAAATAATTTTAACTACGTATTAAATTTAAAATTATTTTCTTTTATAAATTGTAAATACAAATGTCTGGAGCTGTAGCTGC